AAATTCTTATACATATAATCCACCAAAGATGGTTTCGCGAAAGAGTTTCTTCGGAATATATCTATGGGGCTTAATCATTAATTTTGTATTGATATAGTTGGAAATGACATCTTCAGTATTTTTCTCTATCTGATCTGCATTGGGTGAAGGGCCATGCATCGCGATGAATGTTATGTCTACCTCTGCATGTGAAAAAGAATGTGCTTTTTCTCTACCATTCAAATGATTCGTTACACTTGACAAATGTATACCCCAATGTCTATTAGGAAATTTTATATCTTGAATAGGAAGTTTATATTTATTATATACTGGAGTTTCCATTGAATCATTGTGTCTTAAATATCTTTCATTACAAATATGATGAACGATATACTTATTCATTTTTCCACTTATCTTTCTATAATCTCCAGGTTGTATCTTATCCAGAATCCGAGCGCTTGTCACGAAAGGTGCTATCCATACTTTCTCATGAGGCTTTTCACTAATGAAATTTGTATAATTATGGTATGGATAAAAAGTAATATCATCTGCACATTTGTGTTCTTTTATCTCATTATTATTTTGAATCTCATCAAGATCGCTAAATCTTATCAGATCATCAGGCTGAGTAATATTGAGTATATGTTCTTTAAAGATTGAACGATGATAGTGTTCTACTTCCCATCTATTGGTTTTAACAAAGATGGATTTGCCCGTGCTTACTGTCGATCTAAAATCACCCCAAGTTGGCTTGGGTAATTGCACCTTAAAATAGATAATCCTATCAAGGTATTTTTCAAATAGATGTTTATATCTTTCGAAATAATATGGCTTTTCCAAGCCACTGTGTGTTTTATCACCTTCACATATGACAACATAATCAAACACTTTAAGATCGTGCTTGATTCTCAATTCTAATAACCATATTTCATTATTGAATAAAAGGCAATTATACTTTTTCATTATATATCTATTCGACCAATATCAACCATAACTCCAAATCGAGGCTTTCCATCTGGTGTTAGATTCTGATATCGAATAGTTGCCATCTGACCAATGAATTCACTTCTCTTTTCCAAGAGTTCTGTAAAGTATTCGTGAGTTCCTTGCATCGATGCTTCGAATTCTACACCATCCTTCGTCACACAACGGACTCGACCAGCCATAGTGGCTCGCATACCCTTACCCGCGGTGATATCAATCACCTTGAATTCATCATCCGTGAACTGTTTATATTTAAGAAGTTTCTTTGATCGAGTATGTTCATAAACCATAGATGGATCACGTAACATAATTCCTTCGTAACCTTCTTCAATGCACTCAGCATGATATTCATCAATCTGATCATGTGTAATCAATTTATTAAGAACAGGAACTACAAAATCGTGATCGGTAAATTCATAATGAATAAAATCATATCGATCCATGAAGTCTTTATTAGAATCATCTTGATCATAGATATCAAAGATGTATAACTTCAACTTGTCTTTAATCTCATCCCAGTCCTCGTCCTTGATAGATTTCTCTTTAGTCTTACGAGCAAGAGATGTAATCTTATTAAAATCATTGTGAAGTCGGTGACAGTATAGTTCACCATCAAGAACCATATTTGGAAATTCATCAAAGAAATCTTTCAGACTCTCTTCAATAAACTTTGTAGTCACATACTGTTTTCCATTACGTGTGAATGCTCCATCTTTTGTGATGATACAACGAAGACCATCAAGCTTTGGCGAACCCATAATCTTTTTAGGCATCTTCTTACAATGTGATTCCCATTTATGTGCAAGTGTGCATTCGAAATAACCCTTTCCTTTATCGACATCATTGATATTGGTTGTGTAACCATCATACTTTTGTCGATCTTCCCACTTACGGCGAGCAATAAACTTCGCTTGTTCAGAAGGACTCATTTCATTTGAGCGTCCAACATTCTTCGCTTCACATAGAGTTGGAACACCGACAGTAATCTTTCCATCCACCTGTCCATGCTCAGTCCAGTATTTATCTCCTTCAACAAATACTTCCCATTGTTGAATAGCGCCAGTCTTTGACTTTTTGTATAGTTTTTCCATTATATTAGTTTTTTAAATATTTCAATTGTCTTTCTTACATCATATAGAGCATCATGTGCATCATTATCTTCATCAAATTCAATTCCAAGGAATTCACATATAGTGCATAATCTGAAATTCTCAATCTTATGTCTATTATCTCTGATCAAGAAAGCGAACTCTCTCATCACACAGAGACTTGGATTCCAAAACCATGCGCCATAATAATTATCTCCACATCGATCAAACAGTAATCGAACAAAGTCTTCATCGAATTGAGAATTGTAAGCAACGAACTGAGCCTTATCACTTCTATCATACCTATTAATATGCTTGCCTAGAAAATCACAGAAAACTTTATGCGCCTCTTTCATGCTATATTCATTAGTTGATAAATCATCAACTGTCTTATGACAAACAGCAATAGCAGCAGGATCAATTGTGTCTATCATCTCTGGTCGAATCGTGATGTTGATATCATCTAATATCTCAGATGCATCTTCATTAGTCACAATAGCCGCGAGTTGAGTAATCTCGTGTCTTTCTCTAATAATCCCAGTTGTTTCGGTATCAATGAATATCAGTTTTGTCATAGTATATTAATGTAATCTTTCAAGTTTTTCTCTGTATTCCAACCCAAGGCTTTTGTTTTATCTGTTATGACATCGCCTGTCATTCTATTGCCTTTTCTTTCAGGCAACATTTGAATGTCACCATTTAACATTTTTGCGACATCTAAAACAGAATAAGATTCCTCTGATCCAATTCCATAGCCATCACCTTCACCGTGTTCGCCGATTAATACAAGAGCATCAATGATATCATCAATGTGTGTGAAATTTCTTTTTTGGGTGCCGGGTGATACGACGGTCAATTTCTCGCCTTTCTCTATCTTATCTCTGAATAGAGCGATAAGTGTAGCATACTTCCCTTCTTTGATTTCTCGACCTCCATAGACATTATAGAAATATGTTATGGCATACGGGATATCATACCACTTGCCGTAGTTCATCACCAGTTCGGTATTCTTAGCCTTACTGAAAGCATAAGGTGAGTCATTTGCACCGTTATCGCTGAATTTTGTGCTACTGCCAGCATAGACGAGCTTGGCTCCGATCTCTCTTACATATTCAAGCACTTCAATGGTTCCTTTTGTATTATATTCGTGGACAAGTCGAACATCACTAAAACTCTGTTCGACACGAGAATATTCACCTAGATGATATACAATATCGGGTGTTCTCATAATGGGTGCATAATGAATATCGCATGTAGGAGCATTAATATAATTAACTCCATCGATATGATTATCAATTGAGCCAGTAAAATAATTATCTAGGCTTGTGACATTATATCCATCTTTATGTAATCTCTCACACAGATGGCTTCCGATGAAACCTGCACCACCTGTTACTAATATGTTTTTTTCTCTCATAGTAAACTTAACCAGAAACATAGACAAATAAAGGAGGCTGTTAGAAACACTCCAATAAATATCTTCTCCCTTAATTGCAATCTGTTTTTATTATTATTATTTAATGAATCTTTCATTTTTTGTATTTATAGTACACTGAAATCATTGCGATCACCGAAATGCCACTCAAGATATAATTGATGCACAGCCAGAAATCAAATCCAAATCGAAGAAGAGCATAACCCAGAGCTGCACAATATCCAATGATAGACATGAAACAAAGCCAGATACTTACATCTTCGACCGATCGAGTTTTAATTGATTTGTAAATTTGGGGCCAGAAGCACCCAATGAAACAAACATTATAGATTATTCCTAGAACATTTTCAAGCCACATATTCGTAAATTTCCTTCCAGTTATTGACCCGTGTTACACGATCATCAAGTATAGCATCTTTATTATAGATGTGATTTAAGAGAAATGTGTTGAGACCCATTGTTGCTCCAAGGTCTGCATTCTGGGGTTTATCTTCCACCCAAATAAAATCTGAATCTCGATATCGTTCAAGTGCTTCATCTTTATCATCTCCACATCCGAGGCAGACAACACGTTCAAAGATGCCTTCACCAAAGATTCGATCAAGATTCTGTTCACGAAGTTTGATAGCCCAAGGATCATCACTCATAGATGTAATACAATGAAATACTGCACCATGTTCTTCATGTAATTTCCGAACATACTTCACAGCATCTCGCATAGGAGGTAAGAATCCAACCGCGGCTGATTCACAGAACGTTCTACATAGTTCTTGAGATTCATCTCGTGGGATTCCATAACACTTATCCATAGCATATTCATTAGGATTCTTTTGGCGATATCCTTTGCGATGCATCCACCAGTGATAACTTTGAGCCCAATTCAAAAGGACTCCATCTGCGTCTGTCAATATAATCATAATTTATTAAGCGCGGATAATATCCGATTTCTTGATGTATTCAAGACCACGCCCTCCATTTCCAGTTTGAACGATGATTTCATCACCATCCATAATTTTAAATACTGTGCCACTACCAATCATATTGCCACAGGAAAATAGGATGTCCTCACCCAATCTTAGTTCATCATCATTCATATCGTTTATTATATATTCTTTTTTCATTATAGTCAATTAAAATTGTTTCATTACAGATTTGTGCCCTTTCCGAGGCACATAGTATTTCTTGTTTTTAGCCCAAGATTCATTATTGAATATTTGTATCTCGCCCGCAGTCTTGTGACCATAGACCATCACGCCGCGGCGATTCTTAACCAATTCACGTGGTGGTGGCTCATCGAGCCCCAGTAGTTGTCTTACTATTTTAGATTTTTCTATCATTGTTTAAAATTGGTGGGCCCGGTGGGATTCGAACCCACGGCCAAGGGATTATGAGTCCCCTGCTCTAACCGCTGAGCTACAGGCCCGAATAACATAATTATATTAAAGGATAAATTGGGTTTTCAATCTTTTTCCAACCGATTGATTCGCATAAAAAATGCTCTCCATCTACTACGACTACATCACCGGTCGATAAAGAATAATGTTTTTGTGCACGAAAATCATTTGCGATGTTGAGTTCGACTTCGCTTAGCATTTCTTCAGGTGCATTTAAAATGTGAAACATGAGTTCAGCAGCTTCTTCGGCAAAACGTTCCTTTTTAATTTGAGGAATGGTAGCCTCGTAGATTTTGGAACGAGTAGTATTTTTGTCTGCGTCCCATTGATCTCTGCGATTAGTTGGTCGGTGAATTTCGATCTTATTCATAATTATTTTTTCTCATCACGATAGATTTCAGATTTCCAGTATGCGAAACCAGTGTCGGTGTGAGAGACTGTTTCTCCATTAGTATCGATCAGACCCTTTTTCACAAGAGAAGCAACAATGCCTGGGAGTGAGGCAGATGATGGATATTCCATATCATCATAGATATATCCGACATCGATGCAATTGCACCAAGTGACGGTATCGTTGGCGGTCTCAGGCACCCCATAATTCATTGCATTATACTCATTCTGAGCGATGAGCTGAAGGACGGTTTTTTCTTTTTTAGTTGTATTCATTATCAATCTTATATGTATATTATACCATAAAATCGACAATTTGTCAACACAGATAACTCGTTGACCATCAAGGGGTTACAAAAGACTTTTTCGACCTGCCTAAAAATTTACAACTTGTTGATTATCAACTAGTTATACATTAAGAAGGATTATCTACTAAAATTAAATCAAAAGTTGCACCTGCACCACATTGATTACCTGCAACTGCTCTTACTTCGATATCAGTCTTCTCTTCAAACTTAAGAGGTACGGGATAATTGTGATCGATCGGTGATGCAAATGTACCAAATTGCCCTTTAATATTAAATGCGCCATCATTGTGTGTTTTAGCCATAAGCTTAAATAAAACATCAGAGCTTTTATCGAGAGACATAGTAAGATTTAAAAGATATGCAGTCTTTCCTGCAGGTACGGTATAAACAGCCATAAGCGTTTGTCCTTTTTCTTCAAGAATCTTTGCTCTTAATGCCCCATCAATATCAATATCGATATTACCAACATTCGTCGATTCACCTGTTGCAGCGGTTTTTACTCTCGCTCTAAATACTCGAATTAAATCGGTTGTTCCTGTTCCAGTTGAACCTGAAATTGTGATATCTTGTACAACTACGTTATAGCTTGAATCCAAACCTTGAACTTCAATTACAGCCCCGTCGTCTCCATTTGTGGCTGCATCACTTTCAACGGTGACTATACCTGCGGTGTCTGAGTAAGCATATATTGTTTCTCCATCCCAAATAGTAGATAATGTTTGTACATCATCACTATAACCAAATTTATTAATGTGAGAATAACCACCAACTTCGCCAGCAGCGATAGGGATATTTGATGCTGCACCACTGGAATTTAGTATATTACCGTCTTTATCGGCCAGCATAACAACCTCATACTGCGTAGTATTATTGGTATTGAGAGCTTGTTCTATTTTATTCCAGATAGCCATATGATCTATTTATAAGAAATATGATTTCTAGATGGATTTTATTTGAACCAGTGGTGTTTTAGAGTATTTGCAAGAATCGCAAGATATATGCCATGCGAAACTTTATCAAAGCAAAAGGCAGTAATCGATAAGACAACTAGCCAGAAACATATATGATCAGAGAATCTTTCGTTAACAAATTTATTCATTATTCTTTATTTTCCTATTTAGATAATCAAAGTATTCATCTCTGCGCCTTTTCAATTCTTCTACCCATTTATCTCTAGATTCAATAAAAACCTTGGAATCTTCTGTGCCTTCCACAACCATGATGGTAACAATCTGATCAATCTTGATTCCAGTTCTTTCCTCAAACATTACTGCGTAGCCACATTCTTGAAGAAAATATCCTGTGATCTCTTCTGCACTTTTGTGACGACTTGATGTCTTGAAATCAATGATGGATAATTTACCATCAAACTCTGCGATGAGATCGACTCGACCTGCCAGCATTAATTCATCAGAGTAAAGAGGACATTCCTGCATAACAATGTTATCTACTCTTTCATCAAGCACCTTCTTCATTGAATTCCACATCTGAATAACATGAGGCATCGTACCCTCCTTGAGATAATCTTCTTCATTGTTCAGATATCTTTCTGCTGTGTAATGAACAGCATTACCTCGAGCACAGGCATGACGAGAGATTCTATTAGCCTCTTCGGCTCCTACTGCTTTTCTCCAAGCATGAATCTTATCTTTGGTAGCCCAACCAAGAACTGTGGTCATTGAAGGATAATAATTTCCACCTGGCACTTCGTATAATCTTCCTGCTTTAGTAGATTTAGCAGATAGATTGTAATCTAATTCAATGGGATTATGCTTGAACATCTTCTATATTATTCCCAATCTGCTCCGCAGTATTCACTAAAGCTTTTGTAAAAACCAAGACTATCTTTTTCCCAGCCATTAAAGACATAATCAAAGAGCCAATCTTTTGCATTCGCTTCGTCCATACCTTTAATCCATTCTTTTTCTTTACATTCCTTCCAAAGAGCTTCGAACTTCTGGTCTTGTACTTCACCTAACTGCTGAATAAAATCTCCAACAGCGAAGGCTTTATCATCTAATTCTGCATTTACTTTAATACCATTTGTTTTTCTCATAATTTTATTGTTTGATTTTATACTAATTTCATCCAATCTGTTTCTTCAGGCATTAATTCACAGCCAAGTTCTTCCAACTGTTTCACTTGCCCTGCGATATTCATTCTAGTACCATAACCTTTTTTATGACACTGATAAACACTACCGCTTGCCCCAATGAATAGCCAATAGTCTCCATCATCTTTTACTTCAGAGATACCGCTATTAAGTCTCCAGCTGTCACCATCGAGATAACCCCCACTCCATCCTGCAAGAACTTTATAGAAATCTTCATCGACTTTTACTACTACCCAATTGTCTGGTATGTTATTCATAAAATTATTTATTCGCCATAATAGAAAGCGAAGCGCGCATATCCCTAAATTGCGGGCATTTCGGGCAAGCTATCCCTTCCTGGTTTACGTCTAAATACAGCCTTTTTCCTTCCCATCCGCAACGATGGCAGCGAATCATATCTTGACCGACAGGCTTGCATTGCACGTAGCCTGGAGGTTCAGTATATGGTTCTTTTTTCATATATTCTTATTTTACCGTAAGGTAATATACACCTGGTTTATCCTCATCCGCTTTAATTTTTGTAACAGTTAAGCCTTCTAGGTCTTTATGCATATTACCAAGCATTGTGCCAATAGAGATAAATGGTCCACCACTTGGGTCAACTGAGTATAGGCTACCATCAGCATCTCTTGAGCCGCCAACATGCCCATCATCTTCAAAGGAATACTCAACGCAATTCATACCTAAGATAGTGAATTTTCTTTCATCACCATATCGACTTTTAACTACAATCGATTCATCTTCATTCGGTTCATATTCTTCAAGGCAGTCATCTTGATGCTCAGCTCCACCAGGATAAAGATGCTCGGTCGCTTCTTGACCTTTATCATAAAAGCATTCACCTATAGCATCTGGATGATAGCCAGCGGCAATGCACAAAGCATACAACTTCTCAGTCAGTTCGCGCAAATCCAATGAATCATATTTACTTTCATAAGTAAACTTTTCTTCGTGATGTTCCAATGTAATTTTCATAATGTAATTATATAATGGTTTAATTCTTTTGTCAAGAACTTAATTTATTCAATTCCTTCTGCAATACTCTTGCATTACTTAACCAGCACGCTCGATCATCTGCTAATGATTGAATCCGTGCACATAATGCATGATCATCAGTCTTATAGACCGCTTCATCACCATATGCATCTTTCCAAACTTGGTTTATCTTATCGATTATTGCTTCCGACATAATTTAATTATACAATTGTTCCTTTCGTCATTCCAGAACCCATTTCACCCGATTCAAGTAGTGTTTCAATGATTTCATCATATAGAGCATCATCATTTATGATTTCACCTATATTATATGGCTTTGATGTATCATATTCATATAAAGAAACATCTCCTCCATTATCATCTTCATCAGAAAGGACAATATATTTCTCATCTTTATATTCTACAGCCACATTCCAACAAGTTCGTTGATATGTGATCTGCGCATCTTGTATTACTTTTATATCCATAATTTTTATACCCACATAAAGTGTTTATTAACTACAATCCAAGTCATATAACGTTTATCTAACTTTCTAAGCTCTGTTTCTAAGCGATTCACTTCACCATACATTTCTTCATAACTTCCAGATGTTATATTACTAGACTCTGGATAAGCTTCATCAATCTGTTTTTCAAGATTGTCTCGACCATTCTTCGCATACTCATAACACTTCTTTAGTTCTTTAGCGAACTTTTTATGTTCTGGGTCAGAATCCCAATCAATACGTTCGAAACACTTTTCTTCATCAACATAATGAATAACGCAACCAAAGAGAAACTTTGGAATGAGTTCAACTTTATCACACCAATGATTATATTCAATGTGATTTTTAATCCATCGCTGTCGAGGCTTAAAGAAAAGACCCACTTTATCTAAAAGGGTTTCACGATATCTTGGAAAAATCCAATCATAAAGATTGCCGATATAGCTGATTGGTTTCGGAGCAAAGCATAATAGCCAATCTCTGATGCCCCAAAGTTTAATTTGTTCTATTGTGTGTTTCATAATCTTATAATACTATTGTGACAAGTGAGACGATTGCTAAACCACAAACAGCTCCTGCTATTGGGTTGCCTAATCCATAACCTATACATCCACAAAGTGTGATGAAGCATAAGACTTTAATATTTTGTTGTAAGAGTTTCATAGTATTATTGTCTAGTTACAGTTCTTCTATTGCATTTAGCATTTGCTCTTTAGCGATTGATTTTGCCTTATTGTATGCAACGAAAGAATCAATAGATTTTTCTTCATAAGACTTCTCACTCTGTATGCGAAAAGTCATTGCTTCAAGTATTAGTTTTAGTGCTTCTTCCATAGTTTTATCATTATTATAGTATAACTATATCACACTTATTCTCTTCTGTAAAGAAAAAACATCTCCACCGCGATTATATCTCGCTTTCTATGTGGTTAATAATGTTCGATTGTGGATTTCTTACCAGCTGCTTTCTTGATTCCTTTTAAGACATCATTCCATTCAGTTCCTGCTCGTTTAATTGTTCCAACCGAACCTTCATATGATAATCCAGGTGCACATACACCTCGTTTAACTGTGCCGCCATCTCCACATGGGCATGGCTTTCCAACAGGTTCATCTCGGTTAGCGATAGAATGGGATTCCTCCCATACTTTGTCGCATTTATCGCAATAGTAATCGTATGTCATAATGTCTTATTTATGTATTTTAAACCAATGTGGTGTTTCTCGATTCTTCCAAGTCATTGAGAATCTCTTTTGTTTTGTTTGATAGAATTCTTGATATGAACCAACGGGATCATCATAATCCATACATTCGGGGTTCGACCCCATTGCAAGAGCAAAGGGCGTCATATAGGATTTCTTAATATTCTTTGGTATATCTTTTAGAACATCAAGGAGCTTTGTTTCTGATATGTGAATCTTTCCATATCGATAGGTGTATTCTTTACATAGACACTTGAATAATTGATAGTGCCACTTATAATTCATATGTGATTCCATCGTCCATAGTGTAGATGGATGTTTCATGTGAACAGCCTTGTATAGTTTACTTTCTCGGTCATCGGATAATTCCCAATATCTTGACATTGTTTTACCAGAAACTGAAGGTCGCCTTGATTCTTCGCCATCGAGTATACGATGAGCTGTTGAAAGCATTTGTGCTGATTCAAGAATCATTTTGACCACATGCTTATCGCAATGCCATTTAGCGGCAACTTCTGGTACAGGAGATAAGGCAAAGATATTCATAGTATATACTATATACTTTATTTAAGATTTGTCAAATTTTTTAATATCTTCTTTATAGTGTCTTTCATCGATTGCTGCGATCTTTTTATTGAGTAATAAGATTTCTCTTTTAAGATCATCAATGATTCTTCTCAATTCGTATTCCTTCATTTTACTAGTGTAGGAAATACAGATTTCACAAGGCTTTCGGATACACGAGAGAATAATTTTTCTATCTTCTTATCCTTTGCTCTACAGATGATATTAGCATCTTCTTCTGATACACTTTCCAAGATAGAAATGAAATTAGATTCTTTCTTTAGTTTTGACATAGAACTATTGACTACACAATATCCAATTCTCTTGATTGTCTTATCCAATTGACCTGCAGGCGCTTCATTCACGGCGAATGGTGGCTTCCCTTTTGGAAGGTCGAGCTTGATTCCACTGTCATAGTTTAATTGTAATACAGTTCGAAGTGAAAAAGAATCATTTTGCTTCAAGATTTCTATCCGCTCTGCTCTAGTCTTCGCTTCCTGTATACTTGTGAATATTTCATTGAGGGTTTTTTGTTCTTTACTCATAATTTTATTTATTTTGGAAATCCTGCACGGCTTCAATTAGCATATTACATCTCTTTGCGACAAGATATGTCAGAATATCCTTGTTTCTTTTATTTGATTGTGATTCATATTCTTCAACGATCTGATTTGTGATCTCCTTTGGAATAAATGACAAGTCGATTACCTTCTGATTACGTTGAAAGTTTCTTAGGGTTTCTTGATCCATAACAGATTCAAGATTATCTTTATTCTCGTACCATTCTTGAATCTTCTTAGCTCGCATTGGCTTTTGACGAAGCCCATCAACGAATGTATTATCGGGGCTTAGAATATTTGGCACACCATCGCTGGAATCACCCTTGCAAGTATGTTCGAATCGATAGTATAATGGATCATCAACTGTGATCAAATCTCTTTTCATAGGGCTGAACTGTTTTACATTGCTGTACCTATGTAATTGAAGGAAATCTTTATCAGCAGATACGATCATCACAGGCTCATCCTTACCGAACTCTTGTGTTCCATCTGATAGAACGGCGATGACATCATCTGCTTCTGCTCCTTGTATACATACAACTGGATAAGGTAGATATTCCTTGAGTTCATCTCTCACGAGATTAATTAGACGAAAGAATTCGCCCCAATCGAGTGGTGATTCCTCACGATTCTTTTTACGACCTGCTTTGTAATTCTCATAAACAGTTTTTCGCCATGAACCACCATCACATGCAATAACCGTCTGGCCATATTCCTCTCGGAATTTTAGATTATACATACGAATTCGATTGAGAATCATATGTCGAATAAGACCTTCTTCAATTTCTTGAGGTCGATCTTGTGAGAAGATTGCCGCGATGGCAATCGCCGAGTAGTCTATAATTGTCATGATGTAATTTTTGTGATATTTCTATTATTTTGAATCAGATGCTGATTATATCACTCAATGTATCATATGTCAAATCTTTTATTGTTCTTTAATCCACATATTCTTCAAATGATTTCGATGAATTTTTCCACCAACAAAACCATTCAAATATTCATCAGGTTTCAATAGAACATCTCTCACAATTTGCTCGCGCATTTCAATATAGCTCATTTCTCCTTTACTCTTACATAGATGTAATATCTCTCGTTCAAAATGATCTAAACCATTCTCTTCAACAAGAGCTTTGACAGTCTCACTTGAACCACAATAAGTTTTCCAGTCGGACTCTTTTAATGATCTGCGCTTTCTCTTCTTGCCTTTAAGAGGTGGCTTTGTGACCTTAGAAAAGAAGTTCTTCTTCCCAATATATTTCATTCCCGTTACTTTATCAGTTACAATATAGACAAAGCCTATATCGTCTCCGATCATTTCAGTCGTGAATTCCTCACCTTTATAACTCCACATGGAGTTATTTATTCATTATTATATTAACAATAATCTTGAATATTAACACACCCCATGTTAACGTTATCACTCTTCATAATCTAATTCTTCATCTTCAAGGTCTTCATATGGACCTATGTCTGAAGAACCACAGAATGGACAGTATTCTGGTTCAAGTTGTTCATCGACCTCGTCTAATTCTATTGTGAATTTTGTGTAACATTCATCACAAAAATATGTATTTCTGATTAACATTATGCTTCGCAGGAACTGCAGTTTAGTAGATTGCGGGATAATTCCTGTGAAGGATTGGTGCCGCGGTGATAGTAAAGTGTCTTCACTCCTTGCTCCCAAGCAAAGATGAGTAATTGATTTACTTCTTTGACTGGGGTTTTCGGGTGAATCATTAGATTGATTGATTGTGCCTGATCAATATTTCTTTGTCGAATAGATGCTTGTATTATAATCTCTTTCTGAGCGATCTCTCCAAAGGTCTTGAATACACCTTTCTCTTCATCAGTTAAGAATTCAAGGTGCTGAACCGAACCACCATTTGTAAGAATAGATTTCCAAATATTTCTATTATTTTTATTATGAGATTCAAGTGTCTTTTCAAGATAAGGGTTCTTATATGTGAACTTACCCTTTGCCAAGTCTTTTACAAAGTAGTTAGAATTCAATGGTTCAACACTGGGTGATACTTGACCTAGGATAAACGAACTTGATGTGGTAGGCGCAATAGCCAGAGTGGTTACATTCCTGCGACCATATCCTTTTAATAATTCGGGTTCGCCATATTTTTCTGCTAGAACTTTAGAAGCCATATGGGATTCTTGTTTCATATAAGAAGAGATTTGTCCAGTCAAAGTCTTCGCTTCGAAACTTTCAAATGGAATCATCTTTGATTGCAGATAAGAATGCCATCCAAGAACTCCTATACCTAGTGCTCTTTGATTCTCTGCAAATTTACGTGGCGCATCCATATATGGCATATCTTCTGTTTTATGAATGAATTCCGACATCACAGCATCAAGGAAGAATGTTAATACCTCAACGGCATCAGTACCTTTCCATTCATCATAATGAAGAAGATTCATTGATGAAAGATTACATACAAATGATTCATCATTACTTGATGATAGTGCAATCTCTGAACAAAGATTAGAAGCATGTATCTTCATCTTCTTATCCTTGTATACATCGGGTGCCTCGTTATTCATTGTATCAGAAAAGAATAGGTATGGATAGCCAGATTCAAATCTCTTTTGAATTATCTTAGCCCAAATCTTACGTTTTGGTTTATCACCATCAATCATACTCTTCATCCATTTATCCGAAACAGTCACACCTATAGATAAATTTTGGATTGGATTACCATCATCACGAATCTGAAGAAACTCAAGAATGTCTTTATGTTCGATTGGCATATAGGCTGCGAAGGAACCTCTACGAACATTGGACTGGGAAACAACATTGGTTACAGATTCAAACAATTCCATGAAATGAACCGGGCCATTTGATTTACCACCAGAAGAGATTTCCGAGCCACGACCTCGAAGGTCACCAAAGTATCCAGATGTACCTCCACCCATTTTAGTCATCATTCCGATCTCAGCCTGCTTTGTGAGAATCGCCTCAAGTGTATCATCTACATAAGAACCAAAGCAAGAGATTGGTAAACCTCTTTTAAGTCCATAGTTTGCCCAGATAGGGGAAGATAATGAATACCATCCATAGGACATATATTCTTCAAACTTCTTAGCAAAGTTTTTAATCTTCAATTCTTTTTGCGCAGTCTTTGCGATAACAGAGATTCTATCTTCTGCTGTCTCACCTTCTTTCAAATATCCTCGTTCAAGGAACTTGCGCGAGTCTTCGTTTAACCAATAGTATTTTTCCATAATGTATATATCTTAAAATAAGTCATCTTCGTCGTATGATTTATCTTTCTTTGAGTATTCTGTCGGACGTTTAAAAAAGAAATCCGTAGCCGTATTTCCTAGCACATCCTCTTCAAACCATTCTGTCTTTTCCAATAATTCTTGATCAATGTCTGCGAACACTGGCTCGATACCAATCTGAGTTAATGAATCATTGAGTCTATTCTTAATAAAATTTTGTAAGATAGGTGTTGAAAGGTGTTCTGATTTATAACCATTGACTGACCATTCAATTATCTTTGATTCAGCCTTGTATGCTTCGATACATTCAGAACGAATTCTCTCAATCAATTCATCATCAAATAACTCTGGATGTTCTTCTCTGATTGTATTCACCAATTTCATTCCAACCATAGCATGAATCAATTCTTCTTTTGAAGTATATGCCACTTGCTGTGCTGTATCTTTAAGAAGATTGCGGAAACGATTAAAGTAATTGATGGTATAGAACTGTGAAAACAAAGAAACATTCTCTACATATAAAGTAAAAAGAATGAGTGAATAGACGTATTGTTTTTTAGAATCTTTATAGTGCTTCTTTAGATACTTGCGTAAATACTTTACACGATTCTGAATGATGTCTAGTTTGAGATTTTCCTCAAAGACATCTTCCATATCTAAGACATCAAGGAGTCGTTCATAAGCATTGTTATGAATCACTTCGACATTAGCCATAACATAGCCAAGGTCTGTGATGGATGGGTGTGGCAGATTCTGACCTACATTTGCCCAGAATGTTTTTACAGCAACTTCAATCTGACCGATAGCAGATAGAGAACGGGTTACCATATCCTGTTCTTTATCGGTAAGATTTACTTTAAAATCCTGTATATCGGATTGAAAATTAAATTCTTTGTCTGTCCAAAATCCATTGTGCATTGCTTCAATGAATTGTTCTGTCCATGGGTATTGATCTGGTTTGCGAGAGATTTGTTCTTCGAATATCATTATAGCTAACTATATACTATTTTTGGGAGTTTGTAAACATTATAATTCATTTAAATGGCTCTCATTAATGAGCCATTATTTGCTTTTCTAGACTGAGAGATTATAGGTAATCTCTATAAACCATTAGACGATCTTTGTCTAATCGCTCTCAAAGCACCATTGGTGGCATCTCTGAGAACCAGGACTGAACTTCTGTTCTTTCGGGCATAATCATATATCTTCTTCTGATCATCGTCAGTTAAATCAAGATATTTTGCCCATCTCTCAAACTTATTTCTTCCAGTTTGAAACCTTTGAAAAACCTCAGTTGGAACATCGAAATCTTTATATTTTATTTTCTTCTTCTTTGGCATCACTACTGGAGGTAGGGCTACTGCCGATGTTGTCGTCTGTTCTTTTTCTTGTTTCATGTTTAGAATGTTATATCGTCCTGTGTAATATATATACTTTGCTTAGTTTTCACATGATATCCCTTGAATATTTTTATGTCAAATACTTGACCTACGGGTTCGTGTTCTTCAACCATAACAGTTGTATTTTGTTTAGCAAGTAATTCCCCATTCTTTAATGGCAAATCCTTGGTTAAAGTATATATACCAGAACGAAGTCTATTAGAATCTTCTACAAGAAACCAATTGCCCGATTCACATAATTGGTTATTTTCATCGATTTCTAGGTCTGTAAATTCATTAAGAATCTTTGCTAATTTTTTGTCTGAAATATTTGTTTTCTCCTTGATTAACCAAAGAGCTGCACCGTATCTAGCAATGGTGCTTCTTCCACCAGGAATCTTTGCCATCAATCTTCTGATATTGAATACTAATCGATGGAATGTGCCATATGCTTTCTTCTCATCCGATGTTTCGGGTGATTTCAGTTTTTCTCCATCTTTATCAATGATTCCTTGTTTGAAAGCATCAGTTTTTTCATAAGGCATTGTGAGTAGCCTTAGGAATCGAAGTGTGTAAATAAAATCTGCGCCTCTTAGAAATGACATATATTATATTGATTGTAATTTTTTAGCAATGTGTAGATCAATTTTGACTCGGTCTTTTTGTCCAGGTTTGAGAAAGTTTAAATATATTAGGAATGTCTTGATAGCCGGCCAATGTTTCGTTTCTGTTCTATGAAAGAGCATCGTTGTTGCCGCGGGTCTTTCAAAAACATTGTAGATTGTTATAATGTGATTGAGAAGAAGTCTTTCAGCTATAATACCAGATTTATCATATTTTCTTAGTAGTCTATTGATATATTTAAATCTTTGTAAATCCTCCTTGAAATCTTCTATACCCAGACACGCTGGGTTAGAGTAATGGTTTGCGGCATACAATTCGAAATTATCATCATTTAATTCATTGAACATGAATTTATTTATACTTGGTTATCTGTCGAGTTCCTCAGCTTGTGAGCCTAAAATGAATAAATGATAGTCCGCGGTATCATTCTTATATGGATTTTTACCTCGTCCTTTTGATTTGTATCCATCCTTGTATGCTTTGGAGTTTTCTACTTTCTTAAGAAGTGGCTTCTTTGTAAAAAGTATGGCTAAGATTTCATCAATATCACTTGCTGTTACCTTAGTATTTCCACCTTTAGCAAATACTTCAGGCTTCACGGCTTCTTCAACACCATCAAAGATTTCTATACTATGAATCTGCCTGAAATCATAAGATGCTTTCGATTCCGACTCTTCTTGCTCAAGGAGGATGTTTACTATCGTATCTTTTATGTTTTTCATTTAGTATTTAAGTTTTTAATTCTATCTTTTTCCTTTTGCTTGATTGAGGGAAGCAGCTTTTTAGCTATCTTTGAAATTGCTGCTTTCTTTTTATCCAACTTCTTATCAATCACTGCTTTCTGCGCAAAAGACAATTGATCATATGGAGTCTGCTTTGTTAATTTCTTTCTAAGTAAATCCTTGGCTGCTTTATTTGCCCTCATTTTTAATTTCTCTGGGTTAGCCTTCTTCTTCATCGCAATCTTTCTTTTAATTGCAATCTTGGGGGCCAACCTTTTCATTATGATAGCACGCTTGCGCCTCTGTTGAACAGTGAGAGCTTCGTTATAAAAATCTGAGAATGTTTTCATATTTCTATTTCTAATAGGTTTTGCTTATTGGGATATTTAAATAATTCCGTTGAAACTGAGTTTTGGGGTTCGACCACGATAAATTGTCCTTCTACAAAAATAATATTCAGCATGTGATATGAACCGTCTGCTCCTTGAACAAAACCGAATTCTTCTTTTTGATGAACCACTACTTTACCAACCGCGATATTTGTTCCCCATTTATGATTGTATAATTCAACGAAGGCTTTGAATGCATTAGAGTAATTATCACAGTCAAAGATTTCAAAGATAAACATTATATCATTATCAAATATGTACCACTCCCATGCTTTTATAATAGCCTTATATTCTTTCTTTGAGATTTCATTATATTTACTATCTCTGAATCTGATACTAAGTGGAGACAAATTACTATTTTCCAATATATTAGTCATCAAGGCTATTCTTGTCTTTATATCTCCCGGCTCTGGAATATCTTTATTATCTTTTTTAGAGAAGAAACCCCATCCTTCCGTAGGTGGGTTTAAATGTTTTGCCTCATTATCTGGGTTATATGTATATGTGGCGACAGTCACAGTCTTCCCAAAATTCATTGAAAGTATAAAATAAGTTCCAAGGACTGCACCTATAATAAAAGGCAAAAATTTCATAGTATTTTTCATAATTGATGGGTTTACATATTAACGTATTAGGAAGAATAGTGTGCCAATTCCGGCGGTGATTATTGCTGTTAAGATTGTCCAAAAAACTCTATTCACAAGCATTACAGTATTTGTGTTGTCATGTGTTTCTTGTTCAACCACTCTTACTCGTTCTTCAATGGCTTCAAGTTTTGAAAGAGTGGATTTAACTGTTATATCGATAGATGATAGTTTTTCCTCTGCTCTCGCAAGGGAAACAACAGCATCTCCAATTCTCTGAAGGTCGGTTTTTTCGGCCATGTTTTTTTTAGTATGAGTATTAAATTATTTCTTTATATTAAATTTTTTGTATGCCTTTTGAATAGATGATGGTGTCATCGTTAGATCAATACTGGCTTCTTTGATAAATTCATTAGTATCTTCAGGTCTCTCCCCAAGAGCGACTTCTACGACCCTAATAAGTCTTTGATGTGATATGGAATCTTCTTTCATCTCCTCACCTCTGGGACGATCTTTTACATTAGATGGGTAATGAATTCTTATAGGATTATTACTTATAAAGATTAGTTCACCATCAGCATCCAATCCTGCGATTGTATGATTACCTGTCTTAGAGTTCAGATCATTGAGTGGTCCTAGTTTGATAGAGCCTTGTCTTACATTAGAGATGAGGGGCTTGAGCTTGTGCTTCTTAATAAGTTTTTCTCTTTTCTTATCATTACCCTTTGTTCTGATCCAAGCCTTCTCAAGTTCTTTGAATGGAAGAGCTGCTTCTTCAAGCTCAGTGGATTCTAGGAGTTTAACATCAACCTTGCCGGTGATAAGTTTATCATCTATTTTAAATAGTTTTGCGGCTTTCTTAATAGCAGTTACGGTATTAGCAGCTTTAACAACAACCTTTTGATTCTTTTTAAGTCTGTTAACTGGCTTAATAACTATTACTTCCCAACTTTTAATTGCTTCTTGAAGTTCAACTGATTCTCCTAGAACTTTCAATACTGCCTTTTCTCTTTTACTTGAATCAGAGGTGGAAGTAATTTTAGCCTTCTTAAATGCGGGTGAGTCTGAATCAACTTTAAGAGTATCTCTATTTTTTCTAGAGTTAATTCCTGCTTTTTTCAGTTTATCTTCAGCATCACGGATATCAGCAGTGCTACGATATTTGAGTTCAACTGTGCCATAAGAATCACGTACATCATCTGGCTTTAGGCGATTAAACATTTCTTCAAGATTAGTCGCTTCAACATAAGCATTTAATTCATACTTACCAGAATCCATACCATAGACTTGAAAGGCAAGTCTTTTCCTAGTCTCTTTACCATTCTTAGTAACCTTAACAATATATCGATTAGTCTTACCCTTACCTGGCTTTTTGGGACCAGTTGAGACTTGATTGAACCAATCATCCTCATCAACTTCGAACCCTTGCTTCTTAGCAAGATCTAAAGCTGCTTGTGCAGCAGATGTGAATGTTTTGTGATATAATGGATATTTGGCTTCTTCTAGATCAGTTGCTTCACCAATTGTATCAACCTCGGGCTGTTTTTGAAGATAACGAGTAACGGGCTTTTCATTTGGAACAATAATGTTAAGACCAGATTTATCGATATTGAAATCATAATTACTGAATTTATTTCTCAGTTTCTTTTGAAGTCTTAATGCAGCGGGCTTTGTTAAGGCTTTAACTAATACACGGCGGCCATCTTCCAAGCCTACATTTGCTTCTTCAAGATCAGATTCTTCAGACATATCAGAAAGCATACCATTTGTATAGTCTTGAATTTTTTTCAGTCTATTTTTATCTTTAGGATTATCGATGTATTTAGCAAAAGCATCTTGAAATCCTTTATCATCGAATACCTTGTCAATGATTCCGCCAATCTTTTTGGTTGCTGCTTTAACTGCCTTGATGATATCTTTAATAGATGCTTCTTCAACTGCTTCCATCTTACGTGTGCTAAGTTCACGAGCAAGATCTCTTATAACTACCTTGGCTCTTGGATTAGATACACCTTTAAAAATATCAAGGAAAGCCTTGAGCTGATTTACATCAAGCAGTGATAAATTCTTTTGATTGATTTCTGAAATATTCATGTTCTTAATATTGTTTGGATGCAAACATCTTTCGGACGGACGTCATAAATTCATCGAACTCTTTCTTTTCTGCAGGATTTAATTTAATCTTTCCGCTCATGACGGCTTGTAAAGATTCTGGATTAATACGTCCAATTTTCTTTTCTAATTTATCAAATTTGCCTTCTTGAAGTGTTTCTTCTTCAACCTCAACTGATTCTTGTTTTGATGCTACTTTTTCGATGAATTTGATAACTTCATTGGCATTTGAAAAGTGTTCTTCTTTAGGAATACCTTTACCATTTGTACGATCATCATGAGTAACTACTATACCCTTTTTACCACCAATTCGAAGAGTGATGATGTTCGTAATAGTAAGATTAATGAATGCAGTGCCGTATTTCTTAGAGATATCAAACTTTGGGAATTTACCATCTGATAGATTCTTTTTAGCCCACTTCATTACCTTTTCGATATCACCAAAGTCTGCTGCTTCTTGAAGTTCAACGGATTCCTTAGCAATCGCTTTAGCAGCATCATCTTTGATTTTAACAGGATATTTCTTACCCTCAAATTCAAATTCTGTTTTGCCTGCAAGTTTGGCTGCAGATGCGGCTGCGGTAAAAGCATTACTTTCTTCTTTGCTCTTCATTACCCTTTTCACAGCTTCGGCAACTTTTTGTGTTTTCTTATCATTAAAATACATTTTGTTTTTTTCCTTTTTATTTTGTGTTAAATTTTGATCTTCTTTGAGTGATCTTCTTTTCTTTTCTAAGCTTAATGCTTTCATAACATCCTTAGAAGTTGATCTATGAACATTTTCAAAAATTGTAAGAAGCTCATCCAGTTCTTTATCTGATAGTTTCATATAATCAGATTCTGTGGCTTCAGATTTCATTTCAGGCTTCTCATGTGTATAACCCAGTTTCTTCATTCTTTCATGGTCTTCAGGCTTTTCTGCCTTATATTCTTTACCTGTCTTGGGATCATACATCATATGGGGTTCAAAATCCTTTGATTCATCCATATTCTTGGTGATCTTATCAGCCACATCTTTCTTTAACTTAACCTTGTAAGTCTTATCTCCGAATTTAAAGTCTTTCTTGCCGTCTTTTGCGGCTTGGGCAAGAGCACCCATAAAGGCAGGCACATCCTCATCCATTACATTTTTGGGTATAAATTTTTCTCTTTTCATAGTTGTTTGTTCGCCTGGGGTATCTTTCTTGTATTTATAAGATAACTGCTTTGTACCAAATTCTAAATATTCGTTAAATTGTATCATCCTCTTACTTTTGCTGCTAAATCTTTATCTGCGCCACCCCAAGTACCTTTACTCTTGGTCGCGAAAGAATTAACTCTAGCATAGCCCCATTGAGTTGCGGTTGTGCCAGGGCGATGACCTGTTTTCCAAGCAGCTACACCTCGATCAAATACTTGTTTAAGGATGCCGTATGGGATACCTGTTTTATCTGCTTTCTTTTGAAGACCTTTCTTTGTATCTTCATCAATAGGTATTGGTTCAAGTTTGGCTTTCTTTCTAAGAACATTTAATTTCTTAACAACACCTTTCTGATTCTTCGAACCGGGTATTGCTTTCATTGCCTTAGTGAGGAGTTTAATCATTTCAGGGTCCATTGTGCCTTCAGATTTAGCGTATTGACTTTTAATCCAATCTTGGGCAACCTTTGATCTTGGCTTCTGTTCAGAAAACTTCTTCATCTTTTTGTAAGCATCAGTTGTTGCCTTTTTCCAATTAGAACCAATTGAGTTATCCACAACCACAAATTCATTTCTGAAGAATGCTTGGAATTTACCAATATTCTTTTGAACATCCTGCCACATAACTTCTACCTGTTTCGCACCGAGTGTTCTCTTTCTTTCTTGATCTCGTTTGACCGCGGTTTCAAGGTCTGTATTAACAAAGATCATAGCGACATCATAGCCTATAGCCTTGAGATTTTCTGCTTGATTTTTAATCTTAATGAAATCTTTTCCTGTTCCATCAATGATTAATCCAAGTCGACCAGAGATATAAATGTCCATCTGTTTGCCAGTGAGTGCTTTCGCTCCTCTTCTTATCTCTTGTCCTTTTGGTGAGAAGATAAACTCTGGTTCCATTGCTCCGCCTGCTTTCTTGATTGCTTTTTCAAAGGCAGGATCAGAATTAACTAGTTTAAGACCAAGAGCATTTAATCCTGTTTGACCAACAGTAAATGATTTACCAGATCCAGGTCCACCTGCTAGGAAAACTGCTTTGAAGATTGCTGGATCATTTACACCTTCTTCTACATTATCTTCAGTATCTACGACTGGATTTTTATCTTCGACAATTGTGTAACCCATCTTAGGTACATTATTATATCTATCTAGTTCTTGACCGGATGGTGTTTGGATAGATACACCGCCTTTAATCTTTACAATCTTGAGAGAAGAAGCCTTTGATCCATATTCTTTTTTCAACTGCTTTTTGAGTTCTGCCATTGAATAATATTCAATCTTCTCACCAAACATATCTTTAAATTTCTTAGTATGTTGTGAAGGTTTTGTTTTTGCCGTTGCATCGCCAGGTGCAGGCTTGGTAGATTTCTTCTTAAAGTGTGCGGCTCTTTTCTGTTTTGTAGATTTAGCCATCTCATCACCATCTGCATCTTTTGCAAAATACTTGGCTGGTTGAGTACCTTTACGATCATCGATATCCTTATCCTGTTTTACTTCGACAATCTTATCAAGGAAATATTTCTTATCATCTGAACCAAGGATGTAGTTTGTACATCTTTCTGCAACAGAATGAATATTGCCCTCCAGAGTTAAGAACTTATCACCTACTAGAAAAACATCTTCGGCAATATATCTTTCTCTGATATTGGTCTTCTTCAATTCAATGTGTTTACGAAAACTGGTCATCTCTTTCAATCCCATTCTTTTACGAAGGAGATTGAATACGGCTAATT